GCTGTAAAAGATGAGCTCTATAAGTTACATAAACAAGCTGCTTAATCAATCAGTATCACCAGGGGGTGAGAATCCCCCGCCTTTTAACTTACAAGGAAAATTAAATTATGCAAAACGCAATCTATCAAGAAGTAACCGATCAAATCATCGCAGAGATGGAAAAGGGCGCTGCACCTTGGGTTAAACCCTGGAAAGCAGACAGTAGCGCAGAAAAGAACATTGTAAGCAAAAAAGAATATAACGGGATCAATCGTTTAATTCTAGGTATGAATAACGCTATCAAGGGTTACAGCACGCCATTTTATGGATCATTCAAACAATGGCAGGAATTAGGCGGGACAGTACGAAAAGGTGAAAAGGGTACAAAAATAGTATTCTACAAAAAAGTGACAGGTGAAAAGACTACAGAATCAGGTGATAGCGAGAATTTTGCTTATTCATGCCTTAAAACCTATTTTGTATTCAATGCCGATCAGGTAGATGGAATTGAGATAGCTAAACCAGTGGATCTTGATTCAAGGGTATTCAATCCACAACCAGCACTAGATGATCGGATTCTTAAGACTGGCGCTACTGTTAGGCATGGCGGGAATTCTGCCTTTTATTCTCCTACTGGTGATTTTATCAATCTGCCTAATAAGGAATCATTCCAAGATGATTCTAGCTACTATGCTACAGCGCTGCACGAATTGACTCATTGGACAGGCGCTAAAACCCGCTTAGATCGTGATCTAAACAATAAATTCGGATCGCCTAAATATGCCTTTGAAGAATTAGTAGCGGAATTAGGCGCTGCATTTTTATGCCAAGATTACCAAATACAGGGCGAATTGCGCCATGCTGGATACATTCAAAACTGGCTTACTTGTTTACGGGAAAACAACCAGGCGATTTTTAAAGCGGCTGCACTTGCTCAAAAAGCGGCGGATTACATCAACGGGTTAGATGCCTTAACAGGGCAAATTGCGGCTTAAGTATCACCTAGTAAGCGCTTACAGTGTAGGCGTTTACTGGATTGGTATTTGCCAATCACTACCTAACTATCGGAGGATTTTATGGATAAGTACATCGAGGAATTAGTCACAGAGATGTTATTCGATTTTAACGATTTGGCTTTTGGTTTTACTTATAAAGAAATAGGGTATGACAACAAAAAAGAATTTTTTGATGAGATGAGTAGAAAAGCGAATGAGCTTTATAGCATTTTATTAAAAGAGGTAACAGCATGAGCCAGCGGGATAAATACGCAGCCTATTGCTACTGGTGCGCTAAACAAGGGCTAACCGCCCTTAGTTTTGGTGCATGGTCTAACACTGTCAAAAAAGGGGTTTTATATGTTTGAGGTTCAACAATTAACAATTTGCGATGGATGGATTAATACTTGGATCAATTGGGGCGATGATGGAAAACCAACGCCTGAAAAGTTTAAGACATTCTCAGATGCCAGCATGGAATTAGATGATTTTTTACATGATATGGAAATTGAGTATGAATTAGGAAATATAGATTCACCTTACTTAAGGGATGAATTTAGGATAGTAGAGGTTTAAAGGCGTTTTAGGGGTTAGGTGTGATCTACCTATCATCTAACCTCTAAAAACCTGCTGGAGATCGTTTTAAACCGTTTTAAACCTGTTATTTATAGTTTTATCAATTATTTATACACTTTTTGGGGATATATATGAAAAATCAAGATATTTATACATTTCAACGCAATTTATTTATTAAGAAAACGCCTATACGCATGAGCGCATGGGCGCACATACGCACACACATACGCATGGATCAATTAATTGATATTGGTTCGGCTCTTGGTTTGCTGGCTTTAGTAGTTTTGGCTCTGGCTTGGTAGGAAAGCCCCAAGTGGAAAAAGCTAAGCCCCAAACCCGCTTTAGGCGGTCATCTCTTAAAAAAGAGAGTAGCTATCGTTTATCTTGCTGCTTAACTAAAGGGGTGCGATCCTGTAAGAGTCCCCCAGATACTAGCCAGCTTGTTTATTCCCTTTGGCGCTACACCATGCGGGAGGGGTGGGTAATGCCCCCGTTTAATTTGCTTTAATCGTGATTTTGGTAGCGATGTCAAATCCGTTGCTAAGCCCCCTTACCAACTGACAACAAAACCACGACTAAAACAAACTTAATCGCATTAAACCACAACTTTTTAAAAGGAGCAACAAATGAGTAAAGCAGACGATGATGCAGCAAAGTGGATGGAGATGAACTCTAAAGTCCAGTATCGCAATTTAATACGGGCTAAAGAACTAGGGGATCTCTATTACATTAACGCTAATGGAGATGTAATCATTCACGATCCAAGTAAACCTATTGAGGAGAAAACAACACCTAATAAATAAATTGCACTAATCTTTATAATGTAGTAATGTCTTACCTGTAGTAACTATAAACCTAACTATTAATTTAAGGACAATTCGCTATGAAATATTGCATTGATTGCAAGTGGTTCATTGAAATAGAAGATTTTTGCGCCGCAGTCGTGGGTGAAAATCGTACATACCTAAAGGCTCGAGTAGAAAAATGCTCGTCCCCCCACGCACCTAAAGATCCAGTTTACGGAAAAGTACAGCCATTGCAGGCTAAGGATGCCCGAACCTTTGGTCATCTATGTACCAGTAATGCTAACTGGTTTGAGGCTAAAGAGTTTGAGCCAGTTAATGAACAAGAGGCAGATCTTGACGATCTCTCTACCATTCCATTCGGGAGATAAGCAATGACAAATAAAAGACCAGTAGGTAGACCTAAAGGCAGTAAAAATAAATCTCATATTAGTTTGACTAATGAAGATNTTGCAGAGCTTCAGAAAATGACACGCAAGGAAAAGTCAGAGATGGACAAGCTAAAGAATCTGATAGCTCGTCAAGATGATGTCATTGCGCAGCTCCAAGATGATCTGAGAGATCACAAAAACACTTGTGAAGTGTTGCGGGATGAGTGCGGTCAATTAGAGGAAAAGATCGAATCTTATCGTGAGATCCTTAAAACACTATTGGAGATAACAGAATGAACGATCAAGCAGATTTTTCACCCCAAGTGCGTAACAGTGCTATCTGGTCAGGAGATTCCCGTAAGGTTGCTAATGGCAAGATGGTTGATGTCATCTTAGAGAAGCAAGGAAAGAAGCCTCTGCCAGACCTATCCGATGTTGAGGCAGTGCAGATGGGTCATGTTATGCAGCCCACGATTGGAAGATTAGCTCAACAACGCTTGGGCATTGAATTAAAGGATGCAGACTATGCACTTACCCACTCAAATCATGATTGGTTTAAATCTCATTTTGATTTCGTCAGTTCTGATGGTCATACACTTGTTGAGGCTAAAAACTACAACGCAGGAGTTCGTTCTAAGTTTGATCCTGAGTCTAATCGGATTCCTGCTGCTGATTATGCCCAGCTTGTCCACGAAGCTGCTTGCCATAATGTTAATCGGATCTTTTTGGCTGTTTTATTTGGTGGTCAAGAGTTCCATACATTCGAGTTCAACATTTCAGACGCTGAAAAAGAAGATCTCATCAAGAAGATGGCTCAGGTTTGGGGTCATGTCAAAGCAGGGACAACACCCCCAGCAGAAACAGTCGATCAAACTAAGATCATGTATCCCGAAAGTAAAGAGGGGGTCATTACGGCTACGCAGCAAGTTGAAATGGCTGTCACTTACCTTAAAGATATTAAGAATCAAATTAAGAATCTTGAGGCTGCTGGGGAGGATATAGAAGTTCAGATCCGTAACTTGATGGGAGAAAACCAAGAGATCAGAGCAGTAGATGGCACTAGCTTGGTTACTTGGAAGTCCAGCAAGAGCAGTAGTCGTTTTAGCTCTGATTTATTTAAAAAGGCTATGCCCGATATTTATGAGAAGTTCGTTATTGAGCAGCCAGGATCACGGAGGTTTTTACTCAAATGAACAACATTGATATAGCAGTATGGATTATGGCTGTAAGTTCAGTCATTGACACGATTTACACACTTTCGGAGATGATTCATGTTTAATCCATCAACAAAAATTATGGAGTTACTTTTAAAGCCGTCTGAAGGTTTTGCTTATTGGGGTTTTTTTGATGATTTTCAAAAAGACGATAGCGGGTTTGCTATGGGCAATTGGATTGGTTCTAATGTTCCATTTATGGCTTACGAGGAATTGCAATTAGCAATGATTTTTATTGCGAAACACAATCTAATGAATGACTGGATTGAGTATTCCACTAAACACGCAGAAAAAGCGGAGGAATTATGAGCAATATTGTCAGTTTTAACGAGATGGAGCAGATGGCACAAGCAATAGCCAAGTCTGGTCTGTTTGGTATGAAGGACACCAACAGCGTTCTAGCGTTGATGGCAGTAGCTCAGGCTGAAGGTTTACATCCTGCTACAGCAGCAAGAGATTTTCACATTATTCAAGGCAGACCAGCTCTCAAGGCAGACGCTATGCTGGCACGCTTTCAAAATGCAGGTGGAAAAGTTACATGGAGGGATTACGCAGATGACAAAGTTACAGGAGTTTTTTCACATCCCAACGGGGGCGAGCTTGCGGTTACATGGACTATCGAGCAAGCAAACAAAATCGGTCTTGTTAAACCTGGGTCTGGATGGCAAAAGTTCCCTAGAGCGATGCTACGAAGCCGTTGTATTTCAGAGGGGATTAGATCAGTTTTCCCAGGATCTGTTACAGGGTTCTACAGCCCCGATGAGGTCGAAAACTTTGAAACCACGCCCGTCAAGCCTCAAGTATTAAAAGAGATGGGGAATATTCAAGTCGTTGCACCAGAAGTCACTGTAAAGGCTGGCACTGAGGCAATAACGATTGAGAATATCAAGAGTGATTTAGGTATTCCCCTGCTCATCCCTGGCACTGATGAGCCTTACGCAGTGTATTTGAATCGTGATGATTGGATTGATGGCTTTGCAGAATTACACGCCAAGCTCCATGAATCTAAGAAATACAGTGATGAGGAGCGTTTTAAGAAGATTAATGCTTTGAGGGATTGCAATGCAGCCTATACAAAAACATTTGATGGCAATACAACAGCGAAGTTCTTATCAAGAGTCCAAGAGTTTAGAAAGGAAATCAACAATGGCTAACGGACATATCGCCCAAATGGGCAAAGGGGTGTTATTTCAAAATGAGAAAAAACACGAAAAGTCACCTGATTGGAAAGGCACTCTATTGCTTTCTGAGGACTACAAAGCAGGGCAAACTCTCAAGATAGCAGGTTGGACTAAGCAAACGCCTAAAGGCAGCTTAATCAGTCTTTCTGAGGATAACTGGAAGCCAGATAATGGCGGTACTTATCCTAAAGAAGTTAATCGAGTTCAAGACGGGGATGTACCATTTTGATGAAAACATATTTACAAGTTTTGGGTATCTTGATTGCTCTTTTTCTTTTGTATGTAAATGTTTGTTACGCATACGAAAAATGCAGTAAGACTGATGATGGTGAAATCTGCTGTTGGGATACCAATGTAGATGGACCTTTTGGACCACCTGGCTGCTAATGGTTGTTTTAAATTTACCTTACCCGCCTAGTATCAATAACTACTGGATTGCTTCAGGAAACAGGCGTTTTATCTCTAAGCGAGGTAGGGAGTTTAAAAATGCAGTCGCAGAGTATTGCGCTGAGTTCAGAGTACCTAAGTTTGGGGATAAACAGATTTGGGTAGATATTTTTTTGTATCCACGCTCTAAAAAGCTCATGGATGTAGATAACTGCATTAAGCCAATACTGGATGCTTTACAGGATGCTGGTGTATTTGACGATGATGTGCAAGTACATTGGGTACGAATTGAACGGGGAATGGTGAAAAAAGGCGGTGGATGTTTAGTCATGCTTGACTATTTAGAAGATCAATCACCAGTCCAAGGGGAATCTGGCGTGAATTAGCCAGGTAGTTAGGGGTTGCGCCAGCCAACTTCTTGGATAGCTGGCACTTTAAGGGGATATTTAATGAACGCAAATGAACTAGCT